TTACTTCCCAGTTCTCTAATGCTGTGGCTTTCTTGCGAATGAATGCTTCTAGTTTGCTGTCATACTGTTCAATCTGTGCGCCACTGCGGCTTGCACGGATTAGATCCTCTGTGCGGATCATTGCGACCTGATTCATCTTGTCAATCTTTTGATCAATCAACTCGCGTAATTCTTTGATACTGTCTAGGGGTGGTGCACGGAATTCAAACACATAGTTTGGTGTGCCATTAACGCTGGCAGGTACACGCACAATGGTTCCAGGTTCTGCACCTAGCGCACCATCATTGATCTTTGCTGTGTCCTCGTCAACAATGTTGACTGGATGAGCACCATATGAGATTGAACTGTAAATTTCTGCGCTGTCACCATAGATGCTGCGCTGAATCTGTGCAATGTCAAAGATTGGTGTGTGACCAATGCCATTGTAGATCTTGTTGCTTTGGTAAACTGGTTCTACTGGAATGTAGCCCAATTCGTTTTCATTGCGTATTACATAGTAGCCCAAATCATCATCACCTTCACCTTCGAAGAATTCTGCTTCTTCAGGTAGTTCAACGTCAAAGTCATCAACCTTGGGCACAAATACAATATCAATGCTTTCCTTGGTAATGTGCTGATAGATGTCCATTTGACTGTCAGTGCCAATGCGCAACACAATCTTAGCAAGTTCTAGGTCACCGGAACTGTTATACATGTATTTCCAGTTAGGCACATCAATGGGACTAAACATGCGCCAGCGAGCATAATTGCTGTCTGCGGGCTTGATGCAACTGGTCCATACAATACCATACACTGTGGTGTAAACATCTACCATGCTTACAAACTCGTTGATGCTGTTGCCTTCGCCATCACAGTCTTGAATGAATTCGTTGATATCAGGTGTATCAGGCAAATTACGCACAGGTGGATTGCGGAACAAGATACTGTTGTATTCGCTTACATACAGTCTTGTATAGGGAAACAGCGGCACATTGTGCAACTTTTCCATGTAGAAGTTGCTGAGGTATTGGTCACCGCTTTCGTTTTGGCTACGGCTATCACTGACTGCCACACTGCTGTAACGACCTGTTACAACGCCATCATCATCAATGTCATAGGTTCGAATAACTTCGCTGGGAGTAGCATCATCAATTTGATATCTCTTGAGATACTTGGCTTCTCTGTATTCTACTCCGCCCCAATATGAACGAACTGCTAATCTCCAGTCGTCGATGTAACGCTGATACAACTCATGTGTACCGGTAATGAATTTTTTATAGTCGCTCACAGGGTTTTCTCCATGCGGTTATTCGTGTAGCCAAACGCAAATAGCGCCACGAATGACGCTTTATTATTTATCAACATTTAAAGAATCAGGGTGTCTTTAGGGTCGATTGTGGGCATTCCACGGGAATATCGTTCTGGATTATAAGTCCGACCCTTGCGACTCTGATTTCTCTTTGTTCTCTTCACTTGTAGACGCTTCTGTCTTGCCTTGTCTGTTTTCTTCATTGCTGTTCTCCTTATGACCAAATATGCGATCCCAGTTATCTTCAAACTGTTCTCTGTATTTTATAGGACGTGGTTTTGATCCTTTACCACCGGACCAACTCTTACTCATCTCGATCCTTGTTACCAAAGATCCTATCCCAACCCGCTTTGTATGCTTCACTGCCACCAGCAACACGGCTACCTGATGTGCTGCTGGGTCTAAAACCTTCGCTGATATCGCGGGCTTCTCTCAACACTGGATCTCGAGCAATAAGACTTTCATTGCGCCGCCATTGAGGGCTGTCCTTTTTTGGCACTGCTGATTCTTTGTCGCTCATGTTAGAGTCTCAACTGTGTGGCCTTGCGTGGCTCAATTTCATTGCCATAACCACCTAATAGTAGTGGCACAGCCAACAACCACCACCATGGGCTGGCAAAGCCCAACAGGATGGCCCAAAATAGACTGAGTCCAGTCAGTGTTAGTGTGTTGAATGGTCCAGTACGATGACTGCTTTCTTTATTGACCATCGGCATTTCTGGTAGTTTCATTAAAATCTTCCTCTGTGGTTACTGCACACTTTACACCAAGTGCGCCTGTTTTTTGCATGTGATTTCTCACAATGGTTTGTGCATCTGCTTCGTCTCGGCAATACCACCAGCGTGTGATCTCTGCCACTGGTGTCAACTCAGGCTTGTAGTTGAACCTACCTACTACTATTAATTTAGAACTCATCTGCCCATCCTTCACTCACAACTGAGAAATTGTCGGTGTCTAAACTGTCCATGTATTCGTTTGCTGTGTTCCACACAGTGTCTGAATCTGGGCCAGTAATAGCCACTTCCATGTTCATGCCCTCGCCATAGTGAAATATCACTTCAAGTTTATACTGGTAGTGGCTCATCGGTGTCTCCGCCTACGTAATGTGCAGTAAGTTCGATTACTCTTGTGCCAGGTGGTGTGTGCGCATCCAACCAAGCAGTGGTTGTGTCTTTGGCTTGCTCCAGTGTGTCGCCTCTAAAGCGTTTTACATAGCCCTGTGGCCCTCGCTTCTTACCTGGGGGTGTGGGCTCAAATACTGTGATTACTAATTCTACCTGCATATCAAAATCTTCCTGTGTTGCGCCTAATCTGGCCTTGTGTGTTTGATCTATCAATTCTAAGAGGATACAAATGATTGACCACGTAACCAAGTGCGTCATTGAAATGGTCAAAGCCTGAATCTTTGGCAGGTTGCCGTGTGCCCTCTTTATATGTATGCTTGCGCAAGCATTCCAGCAGTCTTTTACAGGCAGGATCAATGGTCAAACGTCTACTGCCATCTGCACTGCACAACGCACTGTTTACTGCTGCAATGCGATCTGCCACTGCAGGGTTAACTGAGCCTACTCTAACATCAAAGCCGGCGTTTCTTAAGATGATATGGTCAGTGACACCATTGGCACTGGTTCTTCTCTGTGATCCACTGGCATCTGGAAAAACTGCTATTCTTCGGCCTGGATAGCGTCTGTGTATTTCTGCTACCATTTCGTTGGTATTGGTACCATACATTTCAATTTCATCAAACACATGATAACCTGATCCCAATACCATACCAACCACAGCACAACCAGGATCAATGTTGAAGTCAAGTCCAATTGATAACTGTATTCTAGGATCCACAGGCATGTCTTGTCGAACTATGTTTTCATCCGTGAGTGCATAGTATATCAAGTTAGATATGCTTACAAACTGGGCTTCATATTCCTGCTGATAGGTTCTTTCATCAAGGTCACGTCGTGCTTGTTCTAATTCTGCGGCACTTACATTGCCACCCTGTGCTGTGGTAAACTGCCAACTCTGCCAGTTCTCTGCATGTTGAGCATGGTTCCATAAGTCATAAAAGTAATCACGTCCTTTGGGACTTCCAATGATCAATGCACTGCCTTCACGATCTGACAGTGTGGGACGTATCACTGCCAACCAAGCGTTTTCCAAGTCGGGTATGTCTGCGGCTTCATCTATGACCACATGGTCCACACCAATACCGCGAATACTGTCTGAATTGTCTGCACTGCGTATCAGTATTTGACTGCCGTTGACCAAACGTATGGTTAGATCGCTTTCATTGATCTTTTTGATCCAACGGCGTTCCAACAGCATGGTGCGTAAATCTTCCCAAACAATCTGCTTGGCCATTCTGTAACTGGGTGCAACATACAATACTTTTCTATTGGGATATCGCGCGGCTGCGGCTATGCTACTAATGGCAGCATAGGTCTTGCCAAATCTGCGCCCGGCGGCACAAATTTTGAATCTGGCTGGGTGATCAATGATCGTACGTTGTGGTTCTGTTAATTGCAATCTTCATATCCTCAAATCCCTTTACTCTGTGGTGCTCCATGGCAACACAGTGCTGTTTTCAGTGTTGATTGGACTATCTGCAAATCCCAGTAGATTTTTGCTCATCCAGACTTGCATAGTGGGATTCATTTTATCTATTGCGTTGGTCAACATGGCTTCCATCAGTCTCTGCTTGGTAACCTGACGATAACGCTCTACTTCAAAACGAAAGTGATCACGGAATGTGCTTTCTTTGACACCAAAGAAGTCTGCCATATCTCGGTATGTGAGATGTAGGCTGGCTAACTTACGCACTTGTTCAATTGGTATAATGGTTTTACGATCACCTTTGCCCACAATGATACCCTTAAGAATGGTCTCTCCGGTTTTTCTCAGTGGTTGGTTTGCGTATGCATCTGTGGCAGCATCTTCGATGTGAATATAATCCGATTCACTGCTGCTTTTTTGTGCGTTTTCCGCGGATAGGTCTGCTTCTTGCTCAGTCATTGTTATTCCTGTAATCACCGTTTGAATCGCCGGTGTCGGCGTGTCGAATATTTACCTAATTGGCGCAAAAACACCCCAAATAGAGCCGCCATTTGCAGTCGGAGGATTCATCTGTTGAATCTCACAACACCAAACACAGTCCTTTGTGCCTCGTGTCTCCGACTGCAAAGGGTCTTACGCAGACGTTGAATCATTTTTGCTCTTTTCTAGGTCTACCACGTGGGCGTTTTGCTAGTTCGCTTTGTGGTGTTATTTCATAATCTGGCACGGGACGTTTTTTCACTGCTGTCTGTTTTCGATGCAGTCCACTACCTGGTGCACGTTGTGCAAATCGACCAGTGCTGGCTTTCTTGTAGTAGGTTGTTACATTGCTGGTCACTGGATGTATGATTTGATCATCGATGTATACTGTGTTGTTTAACACTGTGCTGTTGCTGTGAACAAAATGTTCTAATATTTCTATTTCGGCTGCGGTCAAGTGTTCGGTCTTTTGTGCAATTGTTATAATTCTATTAAACTTGACGCCGGTGGTGTCTATGCTCAAGCCTTGTGTGGCTTTGAGCAAGGCCATGTGTTGTAGTGCAGTATGCGTAATCATCTTTTTATTTACTGTATAAAGAAAGCCCCAAGTGGTTAAACTTGGGGCAATCAGGCAAGTTAGGACAAGCACTATACTTACTGCAAAGAAAAACCCCGGGGGTTTATTCCCGGGGCAGTCTATAATAATAACAACACCTAAACGGTTACGGTGTAACCGGTGAGGGGGTTTGTCTCACACAAGTACTTATAACATTATTGTGCAACTTTTATTATTTCTAGATACGTAATTCTGTGTCCATCCAAAGATTATCAATTACATCATTGATATCACCCTTGCTGGGTTCTGGCTCTGAAAGATTCATGCTGTGCAGATAGTAACTCTTAAGAACTATACGCTGTAGGCCTTTGTGTGGCTTTTTAAGCAGTTGCTTATAACGCACCTTGTTCATGTTACGGCCTAGACTATCACAATCCATAATGCTTTGAATAATGCTGGCTTTGATACGCTTGATGCTTTTGGCTCGGTCAGTGATATCATCTAATTCACTATAGCCAAAATCAAACTGTGGTGTTTTTGTGATCTTTAATGGTGAATCCATGTTCCAATCACGCATTTCCTTCATTACAAAGGGTTTGCATACATCTAGAATATCATTTGGGATACCTTCTTTAACATTGCAAATAAATTTGAAACCACTGTAATCCATCATGTGTGCGTCTCCATAACGCTGTTTAACATGTATACAGTATAGCAAATTTACAGGTTTTGTCAACCGGTTTTATTTGATTTCTGTGATTTTAAGTGCTGTGTAACCGCGTGTGGTCTTTGTGTTCTTTGAAAACCAACGATTGTCCACACCCATGTCACGCAGTTTCTGTTCCATTGCTTTTGCGTCCAAACTCTCACGGTCTGCCACACTATACACAGTTGCGGCATAACTGCCTTGTTCATAACGACCCGCACCCAAGCCTTTGATTTCTTCTGCCAACATCTTTTCAATGTTCTGCAATTGGGCAATTTGGTTGCGGATGTCTACAAGTTTGGTGATGTTCATTTTTTCTACTCCAGTTGCATAAGCATCATTGCTTATGTTCGTACTATACCGGTTTGGTCCTACTAGGTCAACCGGTTTGGAGAAAAAAGATAAAAAAAATGCCCCGGATGGAGGCCGGGGCAAGAATATCATGGAGATGACACAACTTATTGTTATTTGTTAACTATAACATATCCGTAGAGTGTTGTCAACCGGTTTTTTTGTTGCTGACAAACTCATTCAATCTTTCTGCTTCAGCAATGACGTGTTCACTGCTGGGCATTTGAGTGTTGTCTTTGGCTTGTGCTGCCAGCATTTGGTTTGCCAACTTCAGCAACTCTAATCTTATTTCATACGGTGTCATAGAATATATTTATAACAAGAAAAAGCCCTGTAAAGTGTGTGCTTTACAGGGCCTACTTGGGCGGGTTATATTAATAAGGTCATCATGGTGCCCAAGTGTTTACACTATAGCATGTTTGCTATAGTTGTCAACCTGTTTTTTGTTTCTTGATAATCCAACCTGCAAATGGACTATTGTCGCGTAGTGCAATATCTTTTTGCATAGTTTCCCAAACGTTTGCTTTGGTAATAGTTTTATTACTGAGTTTACTAAAAAAATCAGCAACATCATCT